GCGGGCCTGCGGTATCACAAAGTAACCCCCCCCCCCCCCCCCAAGCGGATAAGTAATCCGCGCGGTCGGCGTTGCGATCTGGGCTGCCCGAATCGGGGGCCCGAATGAGCGGTGCACTCGAGCAATTCCCGCTCCTGATGGCCGCGCTCAAGGACGAGCTCCGTGCCGAGCTCATCCTCGAGATGCGCAAGGGACTCTGGTTCGATCAGGGACCTGGGCCGCAAGCGTCCATCCTCGGGCGCAATCGCCACGTGCAGGCCTGCCAGAGGCTCATCCGCAAAGACAGCCCCGACGCCTACTACGATGCCTCGACGGGCCAGTGGTGGCTCCGACAAGGCGCGGTCGATCGGGAGATCCTCCGGCTGAACCGGAAGCAGGCGCAGAAGCTGCCCGAGAAGGCGGTCCCGATGGCTCCGGTGGCAGCCGAGCCCCTTCCCCTGGCCAAGGCCGAGCCGGTGGACTTCGAGGGCGAGACGGGCGTCTACGAGCGGGCGCTGCTCCAGAGGGTGGGGCTGCGATGATCCAGCCACTGCTTCGTGGCAGCTGCATGGACTACGACGCGATCGTGGCTCGCGCCGTCGAGATGGCCCGCAAGAGCCCCGACGAGGTGCGCCGCATGAACCTGAGCCCCCGCGAATCCTGGCAAGTGGCGCTCGCGGCCGCATCCCTCGGGGCGGGCCCCTCCCACGAGCTGACCGATGAGCTCTTCGAAGCCGTGCTCGACTTTGGAACGTTGGCCTTTGGCGAGCCCTGTTCCACTCCGGAACCGGCTTGCGTCGCGTCCAACGTGGTTCAGCTTCGAGGGAAGCTATGACCCTCACTCCCAAGCGCACCGGCTTCGAGATCCGCCTCCGGTTCGGCAAGGGCCAGCGCGACCGGTTCACGCTCTCGACCCTCGACGAGGCCCTGGCGCTCGCGCTCGAGCCGCGCATGGAAGCGATGGCCCGCAAGCTCGCCGACGCCACGAGCGACAAGGCGCGCGAGCAAGCGCATGGCCTGCTCAAAGAGGCGTGCCTCGTCGCGAGCGATCCGAAGAAATTCGCCGCCGTCGAACGGGTGGTGAGCAAATTGTGTGCGGAGGCGGCTGCTGACACCCCCCCGGCGGTCGCCTCCGCGCCTTCTACGTTTGCCGAGGTGGTGGACGAGTGGTGCTCGGGACGGCTCCGGGAGCAATCACCCGACCACGTGAAGGAGAAGACCCCTCGTGGACGGAAGATCGACCGGGCCACGCTCGCGGTGTTCCTGCCCGTGCTCGGTCGGTTGCCCATGGGCGAGATCACCGACGAGCAGATCGCGGAGGCCAAGCGGGTCATCCCCTCTGGACTCGACCCTGACACGCGCCGGCTTTACCTCGTCCGTCTCCGGACCGTGTTCAAGCTGGCGATCAAGCCGCTCCGGATCCTCCGCGTCCTTCCGGACGAAATCACCGACGTGCCCCAGATCAAGAAGCGCAACCTGTTCTGGTTCCTTTACCCCGACGAGGATGCCCAGGTGCTCGGTTGCCACCTCATCCCGCTCGCCTATCGGATCCTCTACGGCTGGCTCAATCGCAACGGGACCCGCATCACCGAGACCTCGATGCTCGACTACGCTCACCTCGACTTGGTCCGGGGACGGGTCCGGCTCGAGGCGAGCTGGACCAAGACGGGCCGCGCGCGCTTCTGGGACCTCGAGCCCGACGTGCTCTCTGCCATGCAGCTCTGGCGAGACCTCGACGGCAAGCCGGGCCCGACGGCGAGGGTCTTCCACACCCCTCGGGGCACGCAATACGACCCCTCCACGGTGAGTCACCGGTTCCTCTCTGACCTTCGCCTGGCGGGAGTCGACCGGGACGAGCTCCACATCACGACCCCCGGCAGCCGGCGCCTTCGGGTCCACGACACCCGGGCGACCTTCTGCACGATGGCCCGCCGGCGCGGCATGCCCGTCAGCTGGATCATGGATCGGTCAGGCCACGAGAGCGCTGCCGAGCTCGAGAAGTACTCGCGCTTCGTCCGCCACGCCGACGAGCAGAGCTTGCCCGAGTGGTTCGCTCCGCTCGATGAGATCATCCCCGAGCTCTTCGCGGAGAAGTCCCGCCTGGGTGGGCCAAGGGTGGGCCAACGGGTGGGCCAGGTTTCACGGCCAAGCAGAAAACAAGCCCCCCGCGAGCGCGTAACATACTCCATCGCGGAGTCGCGCTCTGGGCAAATCCAGTCATCGACTCCGCAAAAACCTGCTGAAAATGCCACTTCAGTAACCGCCGATACCCCACTTTGGCCCACCTCGGGCCCAGCTGAATTTAAGGGGGTGGGCCAAGTTGGCCCACCCTTGTCCACAGAAGTGGAGGTTGTCCCGTCCTCCGTCGGGGGGGTGGGCCAGGTTTTGGACACCTGTCCAGCGCCCACCGGTGACCCCGTCGAGGACGCCTTGGTGCGCATCGAGGAGAGCTTGGCGGAGGACTTCAAAACCCTCGTCAACGCCGGTCGGTACGAGCTCGCCGACAAGGTGTGGGCGGAGCTGAGGGACCGGCGCCTGCAGCGGTCTGCCCCCGCGGTGACCTCTCTCGCCGATGCCCGGCGCAAGCGGGAGGAGAAGCCGTGAAACGCCAGACCATCCACTCGCGCCTCTACCAGACCACGCTCGCCGTCTATCGCGAGATTGCCGCCCTGACCCCGCGGCAGAGACGCGCTGCTCTGCGTGAGCTCGACAAGCTCACCCACACCAATTGCGGGTGGCACCTCTACGCGATGCGTGAGCCGCTCCGGGAGTTCATCCGGGTGGCGGCGCCCAGGCACGCTCGAAAGGAGAAGTCATGACCTTCCCCGCCCGTCAGCAACCGAGCCTCCACCACCCGCCCGGGGAGCGCTTCGGCCTCGTGCGCGTCATTGGCCCCGCTCCCTCACGGGGACGCGGCCGGCGCTGGCTCATTCGCTGCGAGTGCGGAAACGAGCGCGTGGTCGACGGCTTCTCGCTCCGGCAGCGACCGCCGAAGACCCACCGGAGATGCAAGAGGTGACGATCCGGTCCCCGCACCCCGCCGATCTGGCGGTCTGTTTCGCGATCACGGTCCTGCTACTGTGCACAGTCGCAGGCATCGCCGTGAGCTTTCTGGTGAGCCGGTGAGCTTCGCTTATCGCGCTCGCGCCTGGTGGAAGACACCTTCGCCGCCTCGCCCGCGGCCCATGCTGAACCCGCTGCCCATCGAGCCACTCTGCGCGCCCACGCCTCGGCCGCTGCCCGAATCGAACGATAGCGTCCGGACCATTCGCGCGCTCGAAGCGCAGATCCAATCCCCGAAGGAGAACCCGTGACCATCAAACCCAAGCGCAAGCGCAAGCTCGATTCCCTCCACGTCCGGCTCGATGAGACCCGCGAGAAGAAGCTCACGGCCATCATGGACCACTTGGCGTGCGTGGCCGTGGAGGTCAACCCGTCGCAGGCCATCCGGTACGCGATCGATCGGGCCTTCGAGCGGATGGAGAAGCCGGCGGCATGATCGGACGCATCCGGACCGTGAAGCCCGAGATCTTCTCCGACGAGAAGCTATGGGACCTGAGCGTGGAGACGGGTCTGCCCCTGCTCCAGGCGTTCGAAGGCCTCTGGTGCTACGCGGACCGGGAGGGTCGCTTCGAGTGGCGCCCTCGGGCTCTGAAGACGCTCATCCTGCCCTATTGGGAGGGGGACTTCGCCCGTGCCCTGGAGGCGCTCGAGCGAGCCCGCTACGTGGTCCGCTACACGGTCGATGGGCAGACCTTCGGAGTCGTGCGGAACTTCGCCAAGCACCAGCGGGTGAACCTCCGGGAGGCACCGTCCGCTCTCCCGCCTCCACCCGCCACGACAACGCACGTGCATGCACGTGCAGAGCTGTCACCCGTGCCGGAATCGTCAACGACCGTGGATCGTCCTGCACGTGGGGAAGGGAATGGAACGGAACTGGAAGGGAAGGGAGTGGGAACGGAACTCGCGCGCGCGCCCGTGGAAGTCCCTGGACTCGAGATCGTCTACCCCGGACCGCTCCAGCCCTCGAAGCGCGAGCGTCGACTCGATGCGCAAGCGCTCGCGCTGAACCAGCTCATCCACAAGTACCCGCCCGACTTCGAGCCCACCAAGGCCAACCAGGTGCGCGGTCACGAGCTTGGCTTGACCGACGAGGAGATCTGGCAGCGCTGGTTCGAGAGCAAGGAAAAGCTCTACCCGCACGGGTTCGATGACCCCGAGGCGCAGTTCAACCGTGAGCTCGCCTGGGCCAAGGCCGACAAGGAAAAACGCATGTTCAAGACCCGATCCGAGCGCGACGCGTTCGAGACGCCGGGGCGGGAGAGGAGACCGGCGTGAGCGAAGCAATCGAAGCCTACCCGCTGCACTGGCCCGATGGGTGGCCGCGGCGACAACGACACCAGCGCAGCGCGAGTGACTACCGCGTGACCTTCGGGCGCGCGCGGGACGAGTTGCTCCGGGAGCTGACGCTCGGGCGGGCTCGGCACGTGGTCATCTCGAGCAACATCCCGCTCCGGCGTGACGGACTCCCTCTCGCCAACATGCGCGAGCCTGAGGATCCGGGCGTCGCCGTCTACTGGAACGACAAGAACGGCAAGCCGCGGGTCATCGCGTGTGATGTCTGGCGCACGGCTCGGGAGAACCTCCGGGCGATCGGTCTCGCGTACGCCTCGCTTCGCCAGATCGAACGCACGGGAGCCAGTGAGTTGCTCGAGCGCGCGTTCCAGGGCTTTGCCCGGTTACCCGCCGCGGCCGACTGTTGGAGCGTCCTCGGTGTTCAGCGCGGCGCCACTCGCGAGACCATCAGTGAGCGCTTCCGTGAACTGGCCATCCAGCACCACCCCGACAAGGGGGGCGACGCCAACACGTTCAAGCGCATCACCGAGGCCTACCACCAAGCGATCGGGGCGTCATGACCGACGAAGAAATCCAAGCCGCCCTCGGCCCGCAACCGAAGCGCGTTGCCCCACCGATGAAGACCCGCCCGGTCTCGGAAGTCCTCGGCTGCTCGGATGACCACGCCCTCGCAATCGCCCAGAGCAAGGGCCTCATCGACAGGGACAACATGCTGCGCTGTTGGCACTGCAAGGCGATCTGTGACTGGCACGTGAGCCTGCACTGCTTCGACTGCCGAGCAGGAGCCCCGGCGCGCAAGCGGGAACGCGAGCAGCAGGAGCGCGAGCGGGCAGCGGCAGAGCGGCGGGAACAGGAACAGTCGAGGCCCGTGCAGAGGGTCTCGGGAAGGAGCTTTCGCGATGGGTACTGAGCACGAAAGCGGGCTGACGATTCTGAACGGTGGCGATGAGTTCTACCGGACGGCGCCGCTCTGGAAGGTCACCGATCCACGCGACGGCCAAGAGTATCTCGTCCACGAATTCACCGCATGGGCAGCAGAGGAGGAAGCGGATGAGCTTCTCGGACTGGTCTGAAGCGCTTCCGTTTGCGCTGCGCATTGGCAAAGCCTACGCGCGCAGAGGGCCACTCAAGCTCGACGTCGAGTCTGCGGTGATGGAGGCTCTCTGGAGGGCGCAGCGGGCAGGCAATGACCTCTCTCGTGGGTACGTGGCCATGCGCGTCAAGGGCGCGCTCATCGACGAGATTCGACGGGTCTCAGAGGGACAGCGCCGCAACCCGCAAAGCGTGGGTTCGTTCGTGGACATCGACGACCAGCGCGATCTCTCGGCACCGAGCCATGACATCGATGAGCTGCTCGACCAGCGACGCAAGTTCGACGCGATGCCTGGTGCCGCACAGCAACTCATCACACGCCTGGCGCATGGCGAGCAGCAGAAGGAGATCGCTCGGTCGCTCGGGGTGAGCGCGCCTCGTGTCCACCAGGTGACGCATGCCCTGCGAACCAACCCGAATGGGCTGACGCGCCTACCGGGGCACGTGGACCTGTTCGAGGAAATCCGCCGTGCGCACCGACGGATGGTGACCCGCGCCTATTCAGAGACCGGAACCGTGACCGGGGTAGCCCAGTCGCTCGGGGTCAGCATGAGCGACGCGAGCCGTTGGGTGAACCAGCGCAAGCTCATTCTGCCGAGCAAGTTTCGCGACTTTCCGGAACTGCGCGAGAAGGCTCGCAAGCTGGTCCACTCCGCATTCGTGCGGGCCAACGGATCGCCCATGACCGCGTCCCGCCTGCTCTCCACCGAATGCAGCATGGCGAGTGTTCTCGGAAGAGAGTTCGCTCCTGACGTGGTGCGCAGCAACCGGCGCCCGGACATCACGAGGGACGACGTCGCCCGCCTCTGTCGCGAAGGCTGGAGCCAGGAGCGAATCGCTTCTCACTTCGGGGTGAGCGAGCACGCCATCGCCAACCGCGTCCGCCATGGGCGGCTTCCGACGCTGCTCAGGACCCGACCCGACTTGCCCGACACCGCCTTTGCCGAACTGCGCGCCCAAGGGCTCAAGCATCGAGAGATTGCAGCGAGCCTGGGTGTCAGCATGGCCACCGTATGCGTGCGCCTCCGCCGGGCGCGACCCCTCAGGAAATGCCAGCCATGAACACCGACCACGTCCAGTGCTACACCTGCGAACTCAGCTGCAACAATTGCGGTCTCGCGCCCACGTTCGAGCCCATGCCCGCGGCGACGCTGAGCGATGTCATCCGGGGCTTCCTGCTCATGCACCGACGGTGTGAGAAGCCGGTCGAGCCGAGCAAACAAGTCGAGATCTTCGATCGACTGGCCGCGAAGGAGCCGGACACGTACGCGCTCCCCGATGAGCCGGGCTTCCGTGATCCCGAGCACGACCCGGAGCCCGAGCACGACCTTCCCGCCCTCACCGACGAGGACGACGCCTTCGGCAGGCGCTACCCGATGGCACGGGATCACCTGAGCCTACGGATGAACCTGGAGGTGGTCCTCCAAGGCCCTGCCCCTTCTACCGAACAGCTCGCGGTGTACCCGGTCGGCTCGCCCGAGTTCGACACCATCGCTCACTGGACCCGGATGCAACTGGCCGAGATGAACAAGCGCAGCCACCCGGAGTTCGATGTCTACCTGCCGAATCCGCCTCAGCCCATGCCAAAGGTCCTCAAAGCGCTGATGAAGCCGAAGCGCGGGGTGAGGCCACTGAGCTCACCGAGGAAGCGCCGGACCACCGTGGAGGCACCGTGACTGCCCATCCGCGCACCGCGCATCCGCCCGGGAGCAAGACCCAGTGCAAGCGCTGCCCGCGCGTGTTCAGGCGGAGGCGCGGCCGACGCTTCTGCATGGTCTGCTCCGGCTATCGGATCCCGAAGCGTCTACGCGACGAGCTCGCGCGCAATCCGAGGGAGACTCCGTGAGCGCCCGTAAGAAGGTCAGTGGCACTCGGGCTCAATGCCCGCGCTGCCCGCGCACGTTCCAGCGCCGGCACGGTCGGCGGTTTTGCATGGTCTGCAGCGGGAGCCGGCTCTCGAAGCGCCTCCGGAGCGAGCTGGCGAGGAACCCGAGGGAGACGCCGTGAGCGGCGGAGGCAAGCGCGGCGAGATCCGCGTGAGAAAGGCCGGGCCAACGCCGAAGCAGGCGGGCGGCACGCATAACCGCAAGGCTCGGCGAGCGAGCAAGGCGACCCAGCGCGAGCTGTTCACACCGGCGCCCTTCGACGCGGAGGCATTCGCTCAGAAACGAGAGGCTCGTCGCCGAGCCGCGCGAGAAGCCTTCTGGGCGGGCCAGACCGACGCGGATATCGAGGCCCTGTCACTCGAGCAGAGCGAGCGAGAGTCCGGCGCACTCGGTGGGCAGTGGTTTCTCCCGCTGTTCCTCGACGCCGTACCCCGTTGGGCAACCCGACATTTCACGACGGACCCAGATGCGCGGGTCAAGCGCGCTCACGAACTCGGCGAACTGCTCGCCTACTCACAGGGTGCCGCTGCCGTCGTCGACCCGGACGCGCGCGGAACGGAGCATGAGGGCGACGTCGCTGAGATCTTCAATGCCGTTGCCGAAGGGCTCGCGATCGGCGCCTATTGCCCCGGTGGCACTCCGGGCTTCTCCGGGATGAAGTGGGAGGTCGTTGGTAACGAGCTACGCCTGACACACGGGCGCTTCTGCGCGCGCTACCCGGTGAACGACCCGGGTTACTGGGACACCGAGCCGTGTTCGAATCTCATCGAGGCGACACTCATCTACGCGGCGGAGGCCGGGTGAATATCGAGAGTCACATGCACGCGATTACGAGTGCTGCCCGTATCGTCAAAAGCGCGCACCGGTCGCACCCGTTTGAGGTGGCGGACCTCGTGTCGATCGGCGCCGAGCGGGTGATCCGGTACCTCTCCGGATCGGAAGGCGCAGCGGGTGCTCTCGTGTTCGTATGCGCCAAGCAAGGCATGCTCTACGAGCTACGACGCTGGCAGGGGCGGGACCCGCACGGGCTCCAGGGGGAGAAGCGGCGCAAGTCGGCGGACCCGGTCCTGACCGGGTACCACGAGTGGATGGGGCTGGTCCCGACGCCGCCCTATGAGACTCTGATCGATCTGAAGCGCGCACTCCTCGCCATGCAGCTCCGGGAGGCGGTGTCCTGGTACTCCCACCACTGGCTCTGCGAAGAACTCGACCACTTGGAGAATGAGCTCGGCGTGAGCGAGGGCCGGATCCGCCAATACTGCGCGGCTGCCAAAGAGAAGCTCCAGGCAGCATGGCGGGGCGAGCGCTTCGAGACGGCGGACGAGGCCAGCGCGCGCAAAGACGCCGAGACCCAAGAGACTGTCCGGAGGCGCTCAGCCGCCAACGAGAGAATGCTCACCGAGCGCAAGACGCGCTACGCGGAACTCCGGGCGATGGGCGCCGACAGTAAGCAAGCTGCCTGGGGCGGGGCTGCCAAGTCGCGCTATCGGATCATAGCCAACAGGCTCAGTCGTCCCATTCCGGGAATCGACACCGACCCGAGCAACGTAGCTTGAACGTGACTACGTTTGCGTAATACTAATGAGGTGAGCCAGACCATGCCCCGCCACAAGTTCCTGTTCAGCAACCGCGCCGCGCAATCGGCCGAGGCCCTCCGCAACGCGAAGGAAGCCAAGGACCTGGCCGTCAAGTGGGCCCCGAAGCGCACGGAATCCGAGCAGCCCGAGACGACCGCGGCCGGAGCCTGCTTCCGGAACGTGACGCGGATCCTGGCCGGCAAGGGGGCCAAGTGAGCCTGAACCGCGAAGACTTCGAGCCGGTCCACGTCGAGACCTGCTCCGGTTGCGGTGCCACGTTGGGCCAAGAATGCATGTCGTGCCCGAACTGCGACGGTCCTTGCCCTCACTGCGACGACGAGCCCGCGTGCCCCTTCCACTCCTCCGGCAACCAAGGCCGCTGCAATTACTGCGAGGACCAATGACCCGCTTCGCTCTCGAATTCATTCCCCGCCGCTCCTGGCAACAGGACGTGGACCCGGCCGATCAACGCTGGACCCGCACCCCCAACATGTTCAGCGGCACCGAGGCAGAGGCCACGCTCGAATGCTCGGAACTCGAGGCAGCCTATGACCGTCAGGTCACCTTCCGCGCCGTGCCCCTCGAGACGCTCGATTCCGAGCACCACTACTGCTCGGGATGCGGCGGTGACTACCGCGAGCGCATGGGCCATCCACTCGCCTGCACCTGCCCCCTGGCCATCGCCTCGACGAGTGGAGTCCGCTGGACGGAGGAGAAAGCGTCGTGAAGGCCACCGCCTGTCCCGGTTGCGGCCAAGCGCCGCAGGCCCGCACCTGGCACCACGGCTACTTGGTCCGGTGTGCCGACTGTTACGACCCGACGCCCGACGAGAGCGGGGACGCGGGAGGCGACGTGTCCGGATTCGGCATCAGCCTGGATTCGGCACTCGAGGACTGGAACGCCAACGTGGAGGGAACATGAGCAACGACGACGAGCGAGAGCCCGAGTACCTGGGCGACGGGGTGTATGCGACCTTCGACGGCTACCACGTGTGGCTGACCACTGGGTCACACGAGCGCGCCGACGCCAGCAACGCGATCGCGCTAGACCCCGGCGTGTTCAACTCCCTGGTTCGGTACCGCAACCGCGTGAACAAGGCCGACGACTTGGAGGGGACGTGACCGCGCGCATCGACCCGATCGAGCGGCTGCTGCGGATCCTCTGGGGCTACGAGAAGCGCCCTCCGCGCGTGGTGGAGGTGGCGTCATGAAGTTCGCTTGCCCCTTGGATGAGCTGCAACACTGGCTCGGCCTACTCGAGGTGGACCTTCGCCTGGGAGTCGCCCGCCGGCACGTCGAGGCCACGGCGCGGCTCTGTTGGCTGCTGGTCGACAAGCTGGAGAAGGATCCCAAGATGGACCAGGAGATGTTCACGCTCCTGAGCCTCCGCCTGCTCGACTTGCAGCGGCAGATGTCACCGGTGAAGCCGGGGCCGAAGGGGAAGCCGGAGGGTGGTCCGCGGCTGTCTCTGGTGCCGCGCTAGGGCGTTTCAAAGAGGCGAGCAATCTCAGGCTCGCGCGAGCGGAACAGGCTGAAAACAAGCCTGTTCGTGATAACCTACGGGAGGAGCGAATCATGGCACAAGACAAGTTCGAATCACGCGACGAGGACCTGGGCGCGACCGATTGGCGCGCGTACTTTGACTCGAGCTGCTTTCGCGTCTGGCACCTCGGCGGCAAAGAGCGCACGTTCAAGATCGGCAAGGTGACGCGCCTGACGAGCGAGATGGTCAACGGGGGCAAGCGCGAGATCAAAAAGCAGCCGAAGCTCGAACTCCTCGATTCCAAGGGCAACCCGCTGCCCCTGCCGCTCCTCTTGAACAAGACGAACGCGAAGACGATCGCGCGCCTCTACGGCAACAACCCGAGCGCCTGGACCGGCAAGCTCATCACGCTGTTTCCGGCCACGACCAGTGTCGGCGGCGAGGACGTGGACTGCATCCGGATCCGGAACGAGACCCCGAAGCGCACGGCCAAGCCGAAGCCTGCCGCCGCTCCCGCACTCACCAATGGCCACGACGACGGCCCGCTCCCGCGCGAGCCCGGAGACGACACCGACGAGCCGCCAATCGGGGTCCTCGAGAGCGATCATGTCCAGTAACGACAACACGAGCCTGCTCGACCCGGTCCGCTTCTCGCGCCTGAAGCTCATGGGCAGGAGCGCGGCCCACTACGCGCACGGCAAGACGGACGAGACCGCGAGCATGCGCAAGGGCACGGCCGTGCACAGCTACCTGCTCGGGGACACCGACCGGGTGAAGGTCTACGACGGCAAACGGGACGCGCGCACCAAGGCGTACCAGGCGTTTCTCGAAGCCCACCCGGACTGTGACATCCTCTCCCCGCGGGAGTCCGTGGACGTGGAGGGGATGCGGCAGGCGCTGCTCCGCCACGAGCGCGCGACCGAGCTCCTCGACGGCATCCGGGAGCAGCGCATCGAGTGGACCCTCTCCGGGCGCGCGTGCGCGGGTACCCCTGACGTAGTCCGGCTCAATGGCGACGGTACCAAGGTCCTGGTCGAGTTGAAGACCGGGCAGAGCTCGGCGCCCGACCTGTTCCGGTGGCAGGCGCGCAAGCTTGCCTATCATGCCCAATTGGCGTGGTACGCCCGCGGGCTCGAAACGGCACTCGTGTATAAACCGGGCCCGGTCGTCGAGCAATACATCGTGGCCGTCGAGAGCTCTCCGCCCTATCCCGTGACCGTGTTCCGGGTGACGGACGCGCTCCGGCTCGCGGGCGACAAACAGTGCCGCATCTGGTTCGAGCACCTGCTCGTGTGCGAGCGAACCGGCAACTGGCCCGGGTACGTCGAGTGCGACGTGGAGCTCGACGAGGACGAGGTGGAGCTAGAATGGGATGACGAGGCGGCGGCGTGACCGAACCAGTCGAGACCATCGGGGCCCTGCAGCACCGGTGCGAGTCGGTGGAGACCGAGTTGCGCGAGACCGCCGGGGAGCTGGAGAAGGCGCGGGCGCGCATCACAGAACTCGAACAGGGCACGCTGCCGGCACCGTTCACGGTGCGCATGGTGCGAGATCAGCAGTGGGAACTTGTCCCGCCCGGGAGCAAGTCCCGCCTCGCCGAAGCGACCGCGCTGCTGGTCGAGTGCGTGGGCCATATGCCTCTGGAACTGGACAACCGCGTGGTCGAGTGGATTGAATCCTCCCGCGCCCCAGCGCAGCCCACTCAAGCCTGGCACGTGCGCGGCAAGTCAGTGGAGTTAGGGCCCGCCGCACCGGAGCTATATCGAGATGAGGAAGGCCACGCATTGTTCCATAGCGCCCGGGCTTCACACCCCCATTGTCGCCTGTGCAATGGTTGGGGCGCACCGCAACCGGGGCCATTCAGCGACATAGACGTTAGCAAGTGTATCGACCCAACCATCCCGGACGGCTACGTGCGCGTTGACGGCAAGCTGTTGAAGTGGCCCGCCGCACCGGAGCCTCACTACGCCGAGCAGTTCGGCATCAATCCCGCGCCCGGATTCGTGCAGGACTTCGGCTTGGAAGCAGAGTTTCGCAACCACGCCAAGACGATTGCTGACCTCGAATCCGCCCGCGCATCGGAGGCGGCACTCAGGGAGCGGGTGGAGAAGGCGCTGGCAAAGTACGGCGCGGACTCTCTGCGAGCTGATGACGCTGGACGCTTGACGATGGCAGTGCGCAGGGCCCTCACCGCCGACCCGACGGGGCAGGAGGGGGAACGTGGCTGACCCGAAGGCGCCGGATGTGGCGGACGAGGAGGAGGCAGACCCCGGTCCCTACTTCTGTTTCTGCTGTGACAACGCGGATGTCACCAGGTGCGACGAGGACCGCTGCTGCGTCGAGTGCGGTATGGATCTCGTACCGCTGTCGCAAATGCGCGAGCTGCTGCGCTCCGCCCATGGCCTGCACATCGTGAGCGAGGCGGACAAGCGGGTGCTTGATGCGATGGCCGCACTCCACATCGACAATGTTAGGTCGTACGACCACGAGTCGAACAAGCGCCATTGGGAATACCCGGCAATGATGTCCGAACTCGCCCGGAGGAAACCATGACCGAGAAACGGCGCGCGCCCGAGGATGACGAGGGCGGGTTCTGGCTGCGAGAGCGCTGCTACAAATGCGGGCATCGGCTCGCGTTTGCAGCATCAGCATGCCCACAATGCGGCATCGAGTTTGCCCACGGAGACGACCCGAAACGTTGGCCCGACAGGTGCGAGTGTAAGCGCTGCGATGCGGCCAGAAAGGCCGTGTCATGACCGAACGACGGAGAGCACCTCTTGAGGTGCTGGAGCGGTTGGCGGAGGCGGTGAATGAATTCTGGGACAGGCCCGAGGACAGCAAGCCTCTGCACACGGTCCGGGTTGCCTTGAATGCCTACCGCGCGGCCACGGCCCCGCTCAGGACCGAGACGGCGGTTGTCCTGGACATCGGCCACCACGTGCGCGCCTGCGTACGACTCGGCGAGCTCCGGATGACGGCTGACGAGAAACAGCGCCTGGAGGACTTGGCAAACGAGCACACCGCGCCTGCTCCCGAGAAGCCCCCGCTCCGGGTCCACGATCTGCGGGCCACCTTTTCCGGGTCCGGCTCCGATGAGCCCGAGGCCTGTGGCTGCGAGGAGGCCGAGGCGCTGAAGCGTGAACTCCGCGGGTGCCAGGCCTCGCTCACGAGCCGGACCTGTGAGGCAAAGGATGCCTGCCAGAAGCTCCTGGACATCCGGACCGAGTGCGAGCTCCGGGCGGGGCGCAAGAAATCGAGCGGGGACGCGCTCTACGCGATCCTGGAGATCCTCGACCGGCCATGAGACACCCCGCGCGCAAGGGACGAGCCGACTCCAATCAGAAGGCCATCGCCGACGCGATCCGCCTGCTCGGCTACCCGGTGATGGACCTGCACGCGGCCGGTAATGGCGTCGAGGACCTGCTCGTGGGGCTGCGAAAGTACGATCCGAATTTCGCCCGCTACGACCACTCGTGGCTCCTCGTCGAGTGCAAGGTCCCCCGCTACGAGCTCACCGCATCGACGGCCGTCCGCTACACCCAGGCGCAGATCGAATGGCGAAAGCAGACCGAAGGCTGGCCCCGGATCACGGTGACGAGCGGGCAGGACGCGGTGAACCAAATCCGGGCCCTGACGAGCTCACCGAGGCCGAGCGCGCCTTCCGTGCCCTGCTCGGGCGCCCCAAGGACTATGCCCGGTGGGCAGAGAAGGTGAGGGCCGGGTGGGCTATCCGTTCGGGTCGTCGTACGTGAGGACGAGCGTCCCTTGACCGTTGCGGGTCTCGACCAGCTTGATCGCGACGATGGTCCCGGCGAGGAGATCCTTCATGAAATCGGCGTAGACGTCCGCGGGCTCGAAGCGCTCGGGGTGGTTGTGGCGGTTGAAGTTCTTGCGTCTCGTTGCCATTAGGTGGGTACCTCGAAAAGCAAGAGCGCCGCGATTTCGCTAGCGGTCAGGTTGTCGTTGAACGCCAAGATGTTCGGGCCGATGAGGCCACCACTGAGGATAGGACCGCCCGGCGCGTCCAGGTTATCTGTGGCACCGATGAGCCCGTTGCCGGTCACCGTCGGTAGGATTCCGAGCGTGCCGCCGGCGCCAATATCAGAATAGGTCAGCGTCTCGTTGGCGCCCGCCACGTATATCCGCAGATTGGCATCGCCTCCGCGACTGTCGTCATATTGCATGTAGACGGCAGACCAGGTGCCAACTACCAGCTTGCCCGTCCCGGTGATACCTTGCCGCCCGTTTGCGCCACCGGGGATGAAAACCTGCGCCGCGACTTCGCCTGAGGTGCCCGCGCGGAGATCGAACTTCCGTGCGTTCGCGCCGCCGGTACCGGTGCGCACGGCCATGATCACCTGAATCGCTGCGAGCGAGGCCGGTTTGAACCAGAACCAAAAGCCCAACTTGGACACGCCGTTGTTGGCGGCAGTGAGCGGCCAAACGTGCACGTCGGTGCCGTCAAACACCATCGTGGGCAAGCCGTTGGCAGCCGCTCCGACGGCCGCGCGCCGGTCGGTGTCGGTCTGCGTGACGGGGCTGCCTGCGTTCAGGACATCGACGATGTTCGGTGTCCACTCCCCGGCGCTCTGATCGCTTGCTGCTAGCCGAAGCCAGCTCGTGACCTTACCCGAGTCTGGAGGCGAGAACGGCGCCCCGACTCCCGCTGCCGACTCCCACTCGAGCCGCTCGGCTCTCCGGCTCTGCTGTCTCCGTCGAGCCAACATTGCTCAGCCCTGCCGATGGCAGTCGATGCCGATGAAGAGATTCCCCACTCCCGACGCGCCCTGGGCGATGTGGTTGTTGAATACCAGGCCCGTGAATTGCGGAAGCACCAGGGGGATGGCCGGGCACCAGTTCTCGTAGACGCCCGGAAGAGTCGATCCGGCTCCGACCGCGAAGATCTCCGGCTCGTCCACGTCTTCGGCCGTGTATGTTGCCGTGGTGATCGCCGCGGTCCCGGCGATCACGCTCGAGATCTCGGTGAGCGGGATGCGGTCTCCCGTTGCCACTACGGCTCCCGCTTGGGTCGTTTTGACCCCCTCCTGGAAGGCGTAATGAGCCTGCACCGCGGTCGGTGTCCCGCCCGTGTGCACGGCGGTGAACCCGTAGACTTTGTTCCCCCGGATCGCCAAGGCTTGCGCCGAAGCGAAAGCGGTCGTCGTGACCCAGCGGATCCGGATGCAATCGACCACCAGGGGGATGGCCCCGAGGTTGCACACTGCGGCGATGTCCGCTGCTGCAGCGACCCCGGTGACGAGCCCGGACAGAAGAGGGATGACGATCCCTTGGGCGTCCTGAACGTTGCTCTCTTTGAGCGCTAGGCTGTTTCTCATGGCTACTCCGCGTGTAACGACCCGAGCGCGCTCGATGCGATGCGGCTGGGACTTTGGCTCTGCATGGGGGGTTGGGGTTTGCTGGCCTCGGCCGCGAGTCGCTGCGCATCGGCTTTCTCTGCCTTGCGAAGGAGCCCGGCAAAGTCACTCGAAAGGGTGGGCTCGCCCGCTCCGTCGAGGTTCAGTGCACTGTCGATCTGCTCGAGCGCGGCCCGGGAGATGACCCCGGGGCGCCCGGAGAGTTCGTGGATCTCGCGCATCGCCGAGGTCTGGAACATCGTGTAGCCCTCGGGCCAGAGGCTCTGCACGGCTTCGATCTGCTCGGGAACGAGCTCGTTACTGGCGAGGTCGTCGAGACTGTCGAGCGGATGAAAGGCGCCCACGAAATGCCCCGCCCACTCGCTGATCTCTTCGAACGTCGGAGGATACCCTTCCGGATCGAGCGCGCTCTTGCCGGCCACCCCGGGCCTCCGCTCGTGGAGGTAGTTCACGACGTTCATGGTCTGCCCGACCATGGACGCGAAGATCTCGGGCTGCTCTGTCGGCAGGTCGCCCAAGTTCTCGGCCATGTGCCGGGCGAGTTTTTCCGGGTGGGCGACCACGTCCTCGATGAGCTCGCTCTTCTCGCTGAACGCGTCCACGGGGTCGTCGTGTTTGCCCATGAACCGGGCCAGGTGCCGGGGCACGTCGAGCTCCTGAGCGCGCCGGTCGAGCTCGCGCGCCTTGGGGGAGCGGTAGCGGGGCGAAGCCTTCGGGTCTTTGGCGAGCGCGAAGAGGTCTTTGACGGCTCCGTTCACGCGCTGGGTCGTCTTCTGCTGGATGCGGGCGAAGGACTCGGCGGTCTGGATGCGGGCCTGTTGCTGTTCGGGGGTGAGGGCGGAGAGCTGCTGGGTGAGCTGGTCCCGTGCCTGCTGGTCCTCGGGGAGCATCGCTGCGGAGGCCTGCCCGGACGCGAGCAGTGCACCGCCTCCCGCGAGCGCGGCCACTCCCGCTACCTGCCCGCGGACGTCGTTGGCGGGCGAGCCTGGAGGCGCCTGAGGCGTTCCGGGCGTGCCCGTCCCGGCTCCGGGAGGCATGGGGGGAACTCCCGTGCGGACCGGCGGGGCATGCGCTTGCTCGAGGAATCTCTGGAGAGAGGCCGGCATGCGCGCCTGGTGCAATGGATCGGCGAGCAGGTCGGAGCCCTTGACGCGTCCGGCGTAGCGGTCGAGCAGCGAGCGGGTGGCGGTGCCGGTCTTGGCCATTTCGCCCTCGAGACCCAGCGTCGTCGCGAGCCGGTCGAGGGCATGCGCGCCCTTGCCCATCCAGCCCAGTTGGCGGGCGACGTTGCCAAAGGCGAACCCAGCTTTCCTGCCGCCGTATTCGGCCGCGTGGAGCAGGACGTTCGACGCTAGAGCGGCGCCCGTCGATGCGCCGCCGGTGCCACCATGGCCGCCTCCTGCCGCTTCCTCTGCCGCGTGCAAGACTTGAGCGCTATTGAGATCGTCCCGGAGGTTCTGCAGTTTCTCGATGAACTCCGGGAGCCGTTCGAGCCGGCTCATCCCATGCTCGAGGCGGTTCCTGCCGAGGGTCTCGGCTTGGTCGAGGACGTGAGCCAGGTCCTGCTGGAAGAGCTTGCCCCCGAGGTGCGGGTCCTCGAACAACCGCCGGAACGCATCCGGGTCTGCCCTCCGCTCGATCGACCCGACCCCGGTCTCGCCCCAGGTTCTCCCGGTGACCTCGTACAGCTTTTTCTGGACGCGCCCGAGGGCCCCGATCATCTCGTGGAGCGGCTCGTTGTGAGCGGCCTGGATCCGGGCGTTGGCGCCAAAGAGGCCCTCGTCGAGCATGCCCTCCCGGAGCGAATCGGTGACGCTCCGGACCTGGTTCATCACCGCTTGGCGCGTCTCCTGATCGACGGCGGAATTGGCGGCGCTGCCGATGCGGGCGATGAGCGAATCGCCGGAGCGCTTGAACGCGTCGAGGCCGACGTTCAGACCCGCGCCTTCGGTCAAGTTGATGCGCCGAAGGCCCTTCTGGATGGCCTCCTCCGCTGCCACTCCGAGGCCTTTAGCGTCCGGGATCGCGCGGATGGCCTCGATGGCCTGGGCGCTCTTCTCGGTCATGTCCCCGAGCCACGCCCGCTGCTTCTCGACCATCTCGGGCGTCCATTCGGCGGCGCCCTTGGCAAAGTCCTCGTGTTTGGCGGCCAGGCCCGCGTCGTCGTAGAGGACCTCATTGATGAGGTCCGCGTCCCGGGCTGCCTCGACCGAGAGCTGCTCGCGAATCGTGGGCGCCGCGTCGGCAATGGGCCCGGGTGCCACCTTGCCTTGCTTGATCTCACTGATGGCCTTGGCCGCGTCGAGGTCGTCGAAGTTCTTCGCTGCCGCCCCGGCGCTCTCTGCCGTTCTCGGAGCCCGGTTCCTGCCGCCCTGGACCGCGTCGGGGACTTCTCCCGGGTCGATCTCGCCGAGCCAATTCCGGGCCCCTGGGACGCCTTCGGTGGGGCGAACGCCGGAGGCAGCTCCCGCTTCCTCGCCGAGCACCTTTCCCGCGCGACCCGCTGCGCCCGATAGGGCATGGCCCGCGCCGATGAATAGGCCTCCGAGGGCCAGGTTCACCCCGCCGTTCATGAGCGCCGCCTTCGCCGAGAAGTCGCGCTTTTGGGTGATCGCGTCGACGGCTTCCTGGCTCATGCCGGTAGCCGCCGATTCGACGCCGAGTCCCGCTGCCGTCCCGAGCGCGCCGCCTCCCGCTAGACCCGCGCCAATGCCTCCGGCGAGCGCTCCGGTGATGCCCATCGGCAGGAGCTCACCGGCGAGGGCCGCGGTCGGGTGGGCCTCTTTGGCGAGCGCGGCTTTGTTGAAGAACTCCCCGAGCGAGGCCTCGTTCTGCTTCTGCCAGTCGAGAGCCCCAGGCGAGGCGTTCGGATCCTGGCTGGCGTCGTAGGAGCCGAGGCCTACTTTGCGGAGGGCCTTGTCGGCCATCTCGAGCGGGGCGCCGACCGCTGCCGACCCGACGCGTGCGGCGGCCAGGAGCGGGCTTTCCTGCTGGGCCCGGTACTCGTCGGGCGAGACGAGGCCGTACTCGCCGCGGGAGCGCTCCGCGTCGTCGTCGGGGACGTCGAAGATGTCGCCCGACTTCGGATCGACCAGCTGAGGCATCAGGGAGCCGGGGTGTTCATGTTGCCGACCTTCTTATGCGGGATGGCCCCTCGGTCCCGGGCCTGGGCCGCGCGATCCGCCGGGGCTGCCCGGGGCTTGATCGCGAGCTCGGCAGCGTTGAGGCGTGCCGCGAGATCCTCCGGGCTCACCGCGTCGGTCAAGGCGCCGTAGAATGGGATCGCAAAGGACGCTATCGCGTGGCCGGTGTGGCTCTCCGCGCCGACCGCGCGCTCGGCGGCGTCCTCGTCCTGGCCCATGCCCTTCAAGGCCTCGACGGCCTGCGACTGGTAGGCCTCGATCGTCTTGTCGTCGGACTTCTTGCCGCCCACGGTCCACTTGCCGTCGACCCTCCGGAGGCCCTTGGCTTGGGCGACCTGGTCCACGGTATCGAGTGCGGCTTGGGCCTTGCCCTGGTCGACGTCGCGCTTGCCGTCCTCGCCCTGGGCCTTGCGCTTGTCGTCGGCCTCCTGCTGGTCGCGCTTGTATTGGGCCTCGGTCTTCTCCGTCGGGGGGGCCATCCCGTTCTGTTGCCAGATCTTCGCCCTCTCGACGGGACCAATCCCGGCCGCCTCGAGTGCCTTGTCTTGCTCGGCGAGTTCCTTCGGTGTCATGGGTTTCTTCCCCGCCCCGCCAATGCCTGCGCCCGACACTCGGTCGCGACTGAGGGATGTGCCCTGGGTCCGGCCGAGCTGGCTCGCGGTCGATTGCTGCTTGGCCAGGGTGCCCCAGAAGGCCTTGGCGCTCTCGGCCATCTTGGAGGCCTTCTCGGTCTCGAACTGCGCCTTCATGGTCTTGGCGTTGGCCAGGACCGTCGCGCTCTTTTCGTCGATCGTCATGGCGTCGAGGCGCTTCGAGAGCGCGTCGTTCATGCGCGCCTCGAGCATGGGGGCCGCGGCTTCGATGGAGCCGAGCTCGCGCTCTAAGCCCCGGAGCTCGCTGTTCCTGTCGTCGAGCTGGGCCTGGATGGCTTGCTTCTTCTGCTCCTGGATCGACTGCAAGGCGGTATTGGGCCCGCCGAATTTGGTTGCGTTCAGGCTCCGGAGCGCGACCCCGAGCAGGCCGAGCGTGGTCCCCAGGGCCCCCTTGTCCTTCCAGAGCTGGTTGATGTCCGTCTTGCGCGAGTCGACCTCCTGGTACTTTTTGATGACCGCGGCCTTGCGCGCTTCGGAGCTGGCCTGAGCGGCAGCGGTGACGGCTTCCTTGTCGGCGGCCATCTGCATGAGCGCGTTCTTGCGTTGCTGCTGAGCGGCAACCACGCTGTTGGCGCCTTCGTCCGCGGCCTGGCCTTGTCGGTTGTAGCCCTGGGCAATGTCGGCTTGCTGCCGCTGGAACTCGCCCTCGTCCTGAGCGGATCCGGTGCGCGAGACGCTGCTCTGATTGTTGACGCTCTCGCTCTGCTGATCGGTGGATTCGCTCTTGTCGGTGTAGCGAGCAGGGCCTCGGGATCCGGGCAGGGCTGGAGCGGCGAGCGGGGCCAGCGACTTCGGCTGCTCGGGAGCCTCGGGCGCGGCCCCGCCGAGCGGCTGCTGTTCATCGGGGAGCGCATCCTCCTGCTCGGCTGCAGTGGTGGAGTTCAGGAACTGGTCGTCGACCGACGGCGCTGGCTCGGTCCCGCCATTGGCCAGGGACGCGCTCTTGTCGAGCAGGCTCTTGGCGAGCTCCGGATCGCCCGCGCCGTATTTGCGGGACCCATCGGCGTAAGTCCAGCTCCCGTGCCCGATGTCGTCGGAGTCCGGGTCTTGCTCGAATCCGACCGGCGGATCCTCCTCGTCGGCATCGAAGGCGGGAAAGGGTACGTACGGCATGGTTCCTCAGCTCGTGGATTCAGAGCGCCGAGAGCACGTCGCCGAGTAGGCCCGTGACGTAGTCGGCCGTGGTCTTCTCCGGGGCCCCGCCGAGCTTGGCCGCGGCGAGCTTCTGTTGCGGGGTGAGCTCGAATTGGTCGGCGTGGCGGATGTTCTCGAGCTGGGGAATGGTCTTGAGCGCGTCACTCTGGAGTCCCGCGCCGATCTGGTTCTGCCCTTGGGCGAATTGCAGCCCCTGCCCGCGCTCGGTGATGTTGCCCTGACGGAGCTGGGTCGCGAGATCTCCGCCGAGCCCGAGGGCCTTCAAGGTGTCACTGTCGAGCCCCTGAGCGAGGTTACCCTCGAGGCCCAACGCAGAGAGGTCCTGGCCCCGTCGCGCCTCGGCCTCCTTTGCTCGCAAGAGCGCCGTGTCTCGGTTGGTGTCGACGCCCGTGGCCGCGTTGTTCGCTAGCGCCTGGCTCATCATGCGCGCCTGGCTCCCGGCGTCCCGGGCCCTTCCCGAGCGCGCGAGCGAGAGCGCATCGGCCATATTGCCTTGCGCCCCCTGTTGCAATTGGAGCTCTGCCGCGGAGGGGCCACCGGGCGCGGTGAGAAAGCCGTTCACGTCCGTCATGACGTCGTTCTGCTTGCGGGGCCCGCTGAGGAAACCCATCGCCTGGTCGAGCGCGTCCTGTTGCCCCTGGGCACCCGCGCCTCCCGGGGCTACGGTGCCGTTCAGGACGCCTTGCCCGAGCGAACGATCGGCGTTGGCCTGGTTGTCTGCCGCCCCGAGCTGGACGGAATAGGCGCCGTTTAGGCCCATGCCTCCCCGGTCGTTGCCCGAGGTGTCGACGGGGATGTCACCGGCTCCGCCCATGACCTGGTCGAGCGCGTCGCCGATGGCCCCGGCCCCCGTCCGGGCGATGCCCTGGGTCGCCGCCGCTGCCGCATCAGGGGCGATGGACGCGGCGGGTCGTCCGGAGTTGCCCGCGTTGCTGCCGAGACCCGTGTTCGGGTCGAGGGGCGCGGAGAGCGGATTGTAGTCGAGCGGGTTGGTGAAACCACCGGCGAGCGGGTTGGGGTTGGCGGCGTCTCCCGCGTGAGAGATGCCGACGCGCTCGCCCAGGGAATTGAGCGCGCCTGACCCGGAGGTGAAGAAGTCGTTTCCCCCGAGCTGGTGCATGTAGTCGAATCCGGCACGCCCCGCGTCGCTCGCCGCATCGTATGCGCCCGTGGCTCCGCCTCCTGCGGCCAGTGGCGCTCCGGTGCCGCTCGTTCGGTCCTGGTTGGCGTTGATGTTGGCGGTATTGGTTGCCGAGTTACGGTTGCGGATGAGATTCGACGCGGCAGGATCGGCCACTGCGGCATCAGGGGCCTTGGCCGCGTCGGCAACGCCACCCTCTCCCAAAAGATCAAAGGTGCGCGGGTCATTGGGATCGTAGGCCATCTCTCATCCTCTCTCGGCCGAAGCCTTGCGCGGTCCGCCACCACTCGGGAGTAGCTCGAGCCACCAATTGTTGAACACGAAGCCCTCCGTCGCCGATCCGGCGGTGCGAGCTTGGAAGTCGAAGCGGACGCTCTGAGCCTTGCGGATCGACGGGCTCCATTCCCGTTCCACGGTCGTCCCCGCGGTGAGGCCAGCAGCCGAGCGGAGCTGAAACACAGTGCCGTGATTCGTGTAGGTCTTGCCGTCGTCGTAGCTGATGCGCAGGCGCAGGTCACAGTCGCCGCGGTACTCGCCGACGAGGCCCACCGTGCAGTACTTGCCCGTCTTGGCCCCAAATGCATTCACGGTGCCGGTGGTGAGAGCGTGCTCGATGAACGTCCCGGGCGTGAGCGAGGTCTTCTCGGTGTAGACGATGCCACCCGAGAGGTATGCGAGTCTCCCCTGGTAGCTGCATGCCGCGGTGATGGGAGTCGCGCTAGCGAACTCGTCCACGATCCAGGTCTTGGCTCGAAGGTCGTAGCAAACGATCCGCGAATCGGTCCCGCCCGAGTTGTTGCACGTGAAGCAGACTAGCTGCTCTTTGGTCACGAGCGTGGCCGAGGTCACCGTCGGGAAGTCCACGAGCGTATCTCTCACCGGTTGCCCGATCCAGACCGGAGGCGAGCCGTCGCGGGGGAGGACCCAGAGCTGACCGTTGCTGCCCTGGAAAAAGAGCCCGATCGGGGTCTCGACCAGTGATTGCCAGGTCATGAGCCCCGTGGAACCGGGAACGACCGTGGGCTCGGTGTAGCGGCCTTCGCCGGCGTCGTTGGGGCCGTCTCCGCTGAACTGGTAGATGTGCTCGGCGGTGAACAGGAAGCCGCGCGCGTCGAGGGCGCCGACCCCGGTGATCCGCTCGGAGATCTTCGGGACGAGAAAGCCCGTGGCTCCGCTCCACTCGACTTGCCTGCCCGGGAAGATCTCTTTGCTCACCTGGGCCTCGTCCGCGTTGGCGGACAGGAGCCGAGCACCGAACTTCCAGAGGTAGTCGGCCGGCAAGGGCGCCTCGTGGGGAAGGATGGCCCCGAGAGCGGCACGGCCGGCTTGGGTATAGATGATCCCGTTGGCCCTCACGGTGGCATCCGAGGCCAGGAGCGTGAGAGTCGCGCCGGGAAGACCGGTCTCGGCGCGGCGCAATTGGCTGATGCCGGAGATGCTGCGGTAGGCAACAGCGATCGCGCTGCCGAACGCGCGCTGCCCATGGGGGGTGCTCGTCACGAGCGTAATCGTGTCGTCGGCTGCGCCCATCGTGACCGAGACGACGTCGCTGATGTCGCTCTCGACCAGGTTGCCGAGACTGTCGCGCTCCTCCCAGACGAGAGCCACGAGCAGGGTCGTCGAGCTGGGCAGGCTGCCGGCGCCGTTGCTGGGCGTGGCGCTGACGATGCGGGGCTTCTCGAAGAAGCCCGCGCTCATCACGGTGCGACCGTCGTACACCTCGACCGCCCCGCCCCCCACATAGAGCAGGCCGGCCATCTGCGCGCTCTGCCTTCGGGACGTCGAAGGGAAGTCGAACTCCGTGAGCTGGGGCCTCGATATGGCCGCGTCGTCGATCGTGAACGCGGGCCAATAGTACTTGCCCGTGGAGGAGTCCTTGGCGATCTGCGGGGTATGATCGGCGGAGGGCTTGGTTGCCGCAAACTTGTTGGTATAGGCCGCCACCGTCGAGACCGTCGAGGCGCTCGCTCCCTGGAGGAAGGTCGAGAAGAAGGCCCCGTCCGTCGTGAGCCCGCCGAAGACATGGTGATAGCCCGCGGCTCCGCCCACCGCCGGCTTTGCCCCGAGAAACGAGTCCACTAGCCCGAGACCGAGCGCGATGGTGGCATGGGTCGTGGCATTGATGATGACGCGGAACACGTCATTGACCGTAGCCGTCTCTTCGACCGCTACGAGGACCGCCTCCGTGCCGCCCGTGGTTGCGTCCGAAATGCCGGGCTGCCGATCGCTGGTTGCGACGACCGTCGTTGGCCCCGTCGAGAGTGCGCCTGCGAGGGTATAGCTCCGAAGTTGGCAAGTCCCCGCCGCGAGCACCGAGACGAGATGAACACGGGTCGCGGTCTCCCGGATCGCCACATGATCGTAGAGTACCGCCGGGCCCGTGATGTCCGAGCCCGCCACGCCCGAGGAGTTGAACGGGCGCAGAATCGTCGTTGGTGCCGTGGTGTTCAGGGCGACCCAAAAGCCGCTGCCGCTCGCGCGCGCCACCATGTCGTACGAACTGAACGCGAGCGCGGAGAACGCGGCGGTCAGGTCGGTCTTGTCGGCGTCGGTGGTGGGATCGAACTTGGCGAGCAGGATGCTGGTGCCGGTGGAGGCGCAGAAAAAGAACGTCGTGCCCGACGAGACGATGCGCGGCCGGGCCCCGTTGAGGAACGTGGTGAGGATGTTGGCGCCGTCCGAGGCACGGAAAAAGCGCACCTCCGTCGAGGCGGAAGAGTCCTCGTACACGACGCCCACCACGCCCCCCGCTGCCGCGCAGTCCATCCGCGTGCAGGAGAACGTCGCGCCGATACCCGTGGCCGAGAAGACCGGGAGCGTGCGCAGATTGGTGACCGTCGATAGGCGTGTCTGCGACGCGTTGCCCGAGTCGAGCTCGCTCGGTTTCCACTCCGCCCCCGTGCCCGTGTAGTCGGCGATGTCCCAGAGGGTCGTGTCCCCGCTTACCGTGCTCGGGGCGGTCAGGGCGCAGAGGGCGGAGCCGAAGCCGACGAGGTCGCGTGGCACGACATCGGTCGACGTCGCCGTATCGTTGCCGATCGCGTCGTAATCCGCCCGCACCCCCCAGCGCCCATCCTTGCGGAGCCGCACGTTCTTGGCCCGTGTGAGGTACCCGTCGGGGAGGATCTTCCCGTCGACCTCCTGATGCTCGCCCTCGAGGAAGGGGAACATCTTGAGCTCGGTTCGGCGGGGCATCGGGGTGGGTCACATTCTACCCGGGGGCCGGCCCTAAGGCCACCGTTTCGCTTCGGCGATCGATCGGCGCGCGCGGCTCCAGGGGCCCGAGAGGTGGCCGTTCACTAGGGTGTGATGCTTCGACTCCTCGCCCTCTGCTCGGTCCTCTCGCTCGCTTGCGGCGCTGCCGATACGGATGCGATCGAGCCTGTGGGCGCTCCCCAGACGGTCGTCGAGGCCCCCGAGGTCGTCGAAACGGTGGAGGCGGCCGCTCCGGCGTGCCAGTTCGTGTTCAGCCCCGAGGAGAGCCTACGGGCGGAGACACTCGACGCGGCCGCTCGCTGGAGCAAGGCGACGGGTTGCGACGTCGTGGTGGGTGAAGGTGGCATTCCGGTCCGCTTGGTCGACGACCTCGGCCTGTCCCCGCGCGGGACACGCGTGCACGGCTGGACCCACTGCCCCGACACTTCGACCGCCTGCACCCAGAGCCGCCTCGTGATCGACCTCACCCCCGAGCACAAGCCGGCGGCGATGGCTCACGAGATGGGCCACGCCCTGCCCGCCATCATGACTCACGTGCAGGACGAGCACGCCTTGATGGATAACTCCGGCGGCGACGGGCTCATCCTCGCCGCGGATCTCGTCCAAATCTGCTCGGCGCTGCCGTGCCAAGCGTTCGTCCCGGAGATGTGAGTCACCTACCCGGGTGAGCCCCGGGACAGAACGCCCCGTCGTGGCGCGCCGCACGGGTGCTACAGTTTCCCCGGTAGGCCCTGCTCGTCCCCTGGTTTCCCCCCGGCCAGCGGTAGACGGGTGGGGCCTAGCCTTGCACGGGCAGGTTGAAGCGCCCTGTCTTGCGGAGCGGGTGCAGAAGGTCCCGCTGCTCCTGGTCCTGGTCGAGCTGGGCCAACCGAGCGGTGTCCTTCACGGCTTGAGCTCGGACTCGCTCTCGGTATCCTCGACCAAGTCTCTGAGCCTCCGCGGCTGCTCGCGCAGAAAAGTCTCGAAGGCTGTCCTCCACGTCTCGCTGACTGAGCGCAAATCGCGCTGCTGCTGTCTTGCCACAAGCTCGCGCGAGTAGCGTCTCTGTCGGTAGAGCAGCCAAATAGCGATCAGTAAGCAGCAGCCACCCAATAGCCTTTCGTAGAGCTGATGGTGGCCGGGTGTCAGTAGCGTCTCCGGATTCATGGTTCATCGTCTTCTCTCTCCCTGTCCCGTCTGGTCAGTTCGTGGTCGCGAGCACCTTCCAGGCCGGCGTGCCACCGCGGCCTACGGCAATGAAGCCGCATCGACCCGTCATGACGAGGTTCACGTCATTGGGGCAATCGAAGGAGTTTACCGCAGAACTTCCGTGAGTGACCGTGTGGGTGCCGGTGCCGCTGAACTCGACGAGCAGCACCCGGCCCTCCGCGCAACCGCTCACGGTGCCGAGCGTGATATTCCCCGCGGCGCTCGTGAACCGAAGACGTATGACGTTGCCGAGCGTGACATTGACGGAGCCGGTCCCGGCGTCGGTCTGCTCGGTGCCGAGCAAGAGCTGGTCTTCGAAATTATGCGGCCCCGTCCAGGGGGACGTGTTGAAGTCGGTGCTCCGGGTCACGGTCACCGCGTTGCTATTCGCGCCCGCCGTGGCCTCACCCGTCAGGGCCGCCCGCTCCCAGGTGAGCTCGAGCTCGTCGTTGCCCGCGTCGTCGGTGACGACGGCCACGACCGAGGTCGAGGAGAGGAAATTCAGGTTCGAGCGATCGTTCTCGGCGCTCCCGTTGTCGCGAATGCCGGCAAAGAGCGTGGCGTTGCTGTTCAGTGTCGCGGCCACGGCGCCCGTCAGGGCCGCCCGTTGCACCTGGTCGCTCGTGACGGTGATCGACGTCGACCCGGTCACATCCAAGGTGTGAGCCGCGAAGGCCAGGCCCGCGCCCGCGAGCGTGGACAGCCCCACCGCGGTCGGCGGCGCAGTTCCCGCGGTCACGTTGGCCACGACGGTGTCGGAGGCCTGAGCGGCCAGGCTCGTGAGCGGCACCGTGTTCAGGCTCGCGCTCCAGCCGTACCAACCCGTGGGGGTCAGCTGGAACTCCAGCGTGCCCAGGCCCGCCAAGTAGGTGACGGTGTCGGCGCCGTTCACGGTCGCATCCACGGCCTCCACCGATAGCGCACCCGTCGAGCCCTCGACCACGACCACGACCCGGGCCCCGGGCTGCTCGAGGTTCTTCGGCGGGAGAATGACCCGGAGGCCTGCCGCCGGCGGGGCTACGCGGACGACGTCGCCGTAGCGGGCCGCGTAGGGCCCGTCGATGATGATCTCGGTGACCCGGACCCGGGTGAGGGCCTGGCCGATGTCCTGGGCGAGTTCCTTCTGGATCTCGTTCAGTGTGCGACGGAGCTCGTCGAGGCCCGTCCCCTCCCGGAGGTCGCGAGCCCGAAAGCGTGCCACCTCACGCCCCCCGGCGGCCGCGGGCGAGGCGATCGCGGCGGACCCGACGAATGGGCTCGGCCGCGTTCATGAGTTGGATCGATCGCTTGATCTCCATCCACACGTCGGCTTGCACCTGGACGGCCTCGGCCAAGGTCGCTTGCGCGTCGTCGTCCTTTTGAGCGACCCTTCGGACCACGGTCTGGATCGCCCACTCGAACCAGAGCTCGTCGTGGCCGTAGAAGACATTGCTGGGGGTGGTGATGTCGACCCAGACCGGGAGATACCAGATCCGATAGTTCACCCCGCCCGTGCAGAGCGGAAAGAGCGCGATCTTGCCGCCCGTGATCGTGGTCGTGCTCTCGGAGGGGAGTGTGAGCGGGATCCAGTGCGTCGGGGCATCGCCATTCGACCCGCGCTGCTGAAAGTCCCGGCGCTGGGCAAAGCTCATGGGCTTGAGCGGCACCCATTCGCCCCCGAGCAGGACATCGACCCCGTAGACGCCCGTGGCTCCGTCGGGCCAGGACACCTCGAGGTATTGCTCGGTCGAGACCGGCGGGGTCGTCGGCAGGGCCGCGATGGTGGTCGGGGTGGTCAACCCCGGCATGCCCGCGATCGCGAGCTTGGTCCGTAGACGCCTCCAGGCGCGATTGATCCACTTAATCAAGGTCGCGTCGGGGTGCCGATCGGTCAGGCCCTCGATGTCGGCCGCCTCTCGCACGTCGGCGATGAGGACCGTGAGAGTTCGAGAGTTCGCCATGGTTGCTGCCTAAATTTCCCCAGGGCCCGCGCGAGGACAGCAACGAGCCCGCGGGGCCCCGAGAATCGGTCAGTCCGCTACGTGCGAGTGGATATCCTGACGGGTCACCCATACTTCGATGTCGTGGTAGACGTCGTCCGTCGCGTCGTGGCCAACGTGCACCTGGACGTTGTTCGTGCTCATCACGAGCGCGATGGACGGAGGAGGAAGGATGAAGAAGTCTACCGTCAAGTCGGTCGGCGCGGGACTCGCCGCGGACGGCGTGGCGAGGTCGGTCACGAAGAGCGAGAACGTCGTACTGGTCGCGGTGATGCCCGCAAGGTGGCGAGCGCCCGAGGCCGTGGCCGTCGCCGGAGAGTTGTTGAAGCCCGTGATGCGCTTCGGGGTGCTGCGCGCAATGGGGTGGGTGAGCGTGATGGTGTTGGTCGAGTTGTTGCCGAGGCTCGAGCCGGCGCTGCAATCGTCGGTGTCGGAGGTGACGGTGTCGGTCGAGTACGTGCCGCGCACGGTGCACTGGCCATAGTCGACCACCGTGCCGTTGATCTCCCCGCGGGCCATCAGGAGCCGCGGGTTGCCGAGGAGCTTCGGGGTCGTCCCATCGTTGCCCCAGACGACCTGCTCCCATTCCTGGGTCCACGAGTCGTTGTCGGTCACCGCCGTCGAACGAAAGAAGACCCTCCGGAAGCCGCCGGCCTTGAAGGTCAGGCCGAGGGTCGTCAGATCCAGAGCGTTGCTCGCCGCGGTGTTGTCGGTCGTCTTGGCGCGCGCGCGGAACCCGGGCACTCCCCGGAGGGGTCCGCGGAGCATGGCCCAGGCCGCGACGCTGCCCGACTGGGCCGCGGCAGACAGGATCCAGTCGTCCTCGTCGATCAGCGTCGCGTCAAATCCAGGGGCGAAGGCGGGGCCGGGTACGGTGAGAGCCATTTCAGTAGGTGCTTTCTGGCAGTGGCGGCAGAGCGCTGCCGCTGTCGGAGCTCAGGGGGTCGGCGGGTGAGGCGACGAGCTTGACCAAGTCGATCAAGGCCTGTTGCTGCTCGGGGTCGGTGAAGCCGAGGGTCTCGCAGAGCGCGGCTTGCTCGGGATCGATCGAGGGCTCGTCGCCCATCGCGTCGGCCATGGGATCGTCGAGGGACTCCTCGTCGGGATCGTCCGGCAGATCACCGAAGTCGTCGCTGTCCTCGTCGGGCTCGGCGTCGTCCATCATGTCCTCGGGCTTCTCCTTCGGCTCCCCGAGCAGGAGCGCGAAGTCACCCTTGGGCTTTTTCTTGGGCGGGAACGGCATCGGTTATCCGCCCGTGATGAGCACCAGGCGCAGGGTCCCGGTGGGTGCAGAGTGGTCGGCGTCCTCGGTGGCGTCGTCCTCCTGGATGAGCCGGACCGTGGCCGTGCCGAGGGTGTAATCGACCGCGCGCACGGTGAGCAGGTGCCGGAGAGCCTCCGTCGCCGAGTCGGTGTTGTGCGTCCCGAAGCCGTGCAGGAACGTGAGGTCCTTCGGGAAGGTCAGGGTCGCGACCCCGGCGGTGAAGCTGCCGAGCGAGTACCCTTTGACGGGCTCGCCCGTGGCCGCAAACACGCCCGTCGAGGTCGTGAACGTGCCCTGGATGCACACGATGCACGGGTCCTTGCGGATGGACCCGCCACCGAAGGCCTGGGTCGAGCCCGGGGGCATCATGGCTTAGAGATCCACCGGGAAGGGAGCGCGACCCGTGCCCGTAAGGACCGCGTCCTTCTTCGGCTTGAACGAGATGTTGGCGGTCCAGCGCATCTCGTAGTCGTCCTCGTTGGTCTGCCGGAGCATGTCCGTCCCATCGTCGTCGATGAGGTGGGGCATGCCGTCGTAGTGCACGAACTCCCAGTCGTCGGTGCGGGTCGCGAGCATGTAGTCGTTCGGCATGTCGATCTCGTCGATGATCTCGAACGAGCCCGACATGTGCTCGAGGCAGATGGTGTTGTAGCTGAAGACCGCGCCACTCGACGCATATCGGGCATCGCCCGAGGTCTTCTGGGAGGTCTTGGCGGTCTTGCCCGAGTCGGTGCGCATGCGGCGCGATTCGAGGTGCCTCGAGACCTGACGGAAGCGCTTGGTGGATACGAAGATCTCCTGCCCGCCGCTCCAGTCCGCGCGCTCGCGGCCGATGTCGAAGAGCTCCTCGAACACTTCCTCGACCCCGAGCGTCGCGACGTCCGTCGTGATGAGCTTCACGCCGCTCATGCGCGGGTCACGCGAGCGGTCGACGCTCTTGTAGGTGTCGGTCGCGTCCGTGGCCGTGACCCAGGCCTGGATCGAGTCGAAGCGGTGGCCGAACTTGGCCCCCGTGTCGATGCCGCCTTTGAAGTCGTCGCGGAAGTAGAAGAAGATCGAGGTCGACTCGGTCCAGCCCGCTGGCGTCGCTGCCGAGCCGCCGAAGCTGGTGCTGACCGTGACCGTGGGGGCCGCGCCGTAGCGACCCGTCAGAGCCGTGACATACCCGATCGCGGAGGTGCCACCGAGCAGGGTATGAGCGCTCGAGCTGCCGTCGTTGGCCGAGGCGTGCAGCTGGTCGGCGCGCGTCTCGATGTAGGCGATCGCCTTGGCATCGCGGGTGTCGACGGTGATGACGCCGTTCAGGATCGTGCCGCGGAAGAGCCACATGCCAGGGGGGCCGAGGACGCCGCGATTGACGCGGGTGCCGTGGGCCTGGAGCATGTTGTCGACCTTGACCTGCAGGGTCTTGGCGTAGGCGCCCATGCGGGCCTTGTCGTTGCCCGTGGCCGCGATCTCATCGTGCAGGATCTTGAGGTTGCCCTTGATCTTGCCGACGTAGGAGACGAAATCGAACGGGGCAAGGTTGGCCTCGTTGTCGTTCGAGATGCTCTGCGCGGCAGCGCGGGAGCCTGCCCAGGCTCGACCACCGTGCAACAGAGCGGGTTGGCGGAAGTTCTCGCCCGAGTCTTGCCGGACGGAGATCTTGCCCTTGAAGACCGTCTTGCGATCCGACATGGCCGTGATGCGGCCGGGTTGCTCGAACTGGTCCTTCAACCACTCGTTGAGGATTGTGAGTGCAGCCATTGAGAGAAACGCCTCTCGCGCGCTCGCGCGGGTGGGGTGTTCGCGGTTCTCATGCCCGTGGGGCGGTGCTGCCTGTTTTACGCCCCGCAGTGGGGACACTCTCCGGTCCTGTGCAGGCGCGGAGGGCGGCGGTTTTCGACCCTGCCGAGGTCACTCCCATTGCTCCGAGGAACGCCGGGGACGTAGCCGAGGCTACACGCTCAGGGTGACCGGCCCGTTTCCGGTTGTCAAGCGCCTACGTCAGAGCCGCGTCCTCCGTCCCTTCGCCGGCCGCGCGCGGTGGGTGGGATTGCTCAGGCGCTGGAGCTTCTCCGCCCGGCGCATCGAGGCCAGGTTTTCGAGTTTTTCCTGGAGGGCCTCCCACTCTTCCGCGTTCAGCTTCGGCTTCTTCTCGGGCGTGACCAGGGCGAGCTTTCGGAGTTCGAACACCGCCCAGAGGCTGGAGTCGATGGCCTCGTCCGGGATGCCCTCCTGATGGGAATCACGGTCCTCGTTCCAGACCATTGCCTTGAGCTGCCCGATGAGGTGCCGGCATCTCGTCGGGTGGAGCTTGCCCTTGCCGTTTCGTAGGATGGCCTTCAAAGCTCGGATGAGCGGGAGCTTTCGGTGGTTGTTCTCCGCCGGCTGGGCAGGGATGCCGTAGTTGAGCATGCTCTTGCAGATCGTGGTCGCGCCGTGGCCCTTCGAATCCATGAAGATGTTGTGCGACCGGTAGAGCTTCATGAGCTTGCGGATCTCGGCGGCGAGCTCATCGTCGTCGAGGTTGATCGTGCAGTAACTCTCGAGACACCGGAGCTCGTCGGAGTCCCAACGCTTGGCCCAGACACTGAAGCCGCACCCGTCCCGGTCGCCGATGTCGACACCGATGACGACCCGTAGGGCGCCCTCCCGATCCCACTCGTCTTCTTCGTCGTAGAGGTTCCTGCCCGCGCTGAACGAGTAGACAAACGCCTCCGCGTTTTTCGCCCACAGGCCCCGGTACTCGGTGACGAAATCCGGGTCGTCCTCGCTCCAGCCGTTCTCCTCGAGCTGGTCGGCAAAGTACTGGGCCGCCCCGCCCTCGTAGCCGATGTGCGGGTTATCGAGCGCGCTGAAGTGGTGGATGCTCCAGCGCGCCCGGAGCTTGACGACCTTCGCATCGAGTTCCTCCTCGTTGTCGTTGGCCGCCGTGAGCGAGTGCTCGCCCGTGATCTCGAACCAGAGGCCCTGCAAGGCCTGCCCCGGCGTGCCCATCAGCATGAGCTTGCCGCCGTAGTCCATGAGCGTCGGCTTGAGCGCGGAGCGGATGAAGTAGCGGATGAGCGAGTCCTCGAAGAGTTCGAGCTCGTCGATCACCACCTTCACGAAGCGCTTGCCGCGGGCTACCCGGTTGACCTGTTTCTTGTTCTCTCCGCCGGTGACGCGGATCTGGTAGCCGTTCGGGAAGGTGGCTTCGAGCCGGCTCTCGTTGAACTCGATGCCAATGCCGAACTTCTCGTCAAAGTCCTGCAGGCGGTCCCAGATGATGTCGCGCGCGCTGCCGATCGTGGACGCGATGTAGAGGCTCTTCTTGCCCGGGTGACTCCGCCAATCCTTGGCGAGCCAGTAGATGCACCCTTCCGTCTTGCCTGCGCGGCGACCAGCGAGGACCGCGATGTTGTTCGCAGTATCGTTGGCGACGAGGCCCTGGTGGTAGTGCAGGAACTCGCACCACGACGCCCACTCGGGATCGGGGGGCTTGTAGCCGAAGAGCAAGCCGACCTGAGCGAGGGCCTCGCACGGGTCGACGAGATCGTAGGCGTTCACATGCTCAGTCGGGTTCGAGCGCTTCGAGGCGGAGCTTCAGTTTCCGGATCTCGGTCCCGAGCTTGACGATCGGGTTCTCGTCCTCGCTCCGACTCTCGACGGGCTGGCTCTTCTGCTTCGGCATCTGCTCGAACCGGATGTCGATGCTCTTGCTCAAGGCCTCGAGATCGCCCTTCAGAAACGCGAGCGAGCGAAGCAAGGGCTTGACTACCTCGTGAGGGTCGCTGGCCATCTCCCGGAGCTCCTCCAGGTGCTTGACCTGGTCGGTCATCTTGCGGCCGAGCTCTCCCGCTACCCGGACTTGCTCCCCGCCTTCTCGGAGCGCGTTGCCGAGCTCGCGCTGGGTCTTGCCGATCTCCTCTACCTCCCGGTCGACGCGCGTCGCCATGGCCGAGACCATCTGCTCGAGGTTGGCCATGCGCTGGTTCAGGTGCGCGCGCTCCTGGATGCCGGCGAGGCGCTGCTCTTCGAGGGCCTTGCGCAGATCGAGGATGCGCGCGGCCAAACCCCGGTGCTCGTCCTGCTGGGTGGAGGGCTCGGCGTCGGCCCCGGGAGCGAGGCGGCGATCGTCGTCCTCGGTGTCGACGGGCGGCTTGATTGCTTCAGTGCGCTTGGCCATCGGTCATTTCCTTGGGCACGCGCCAATCGGTTTGCGCGAAGAGTCTTCGGACGGCCTCGGGGAGGCGGTCGGGGTTGGCGGCCATCTGCTGGACGATGCCGAGGACCATGTCCGCGGTATAGACGGCGGCCACGGGCTCGAGCATCGCCGTCACCTCGAGCTCGTCTGGCTTCTGGATATGCTCGCTCCGGAATTGCTTGAACCGGCGCTCCATGAGCCACTGGATGCCGCGAGTGTTGCGGGACTCGACCGTCTTGCTCACGGGCTTGCCGTTATCGTACTCGGTCGTCTCGGTGGAGGCTGACGGGTTCGAGCACTCGTCGATGTAGCCGGCGCGGATCGCCCCCTCCGCCTTGGCCATTCGCATGTAGAGCTCGGTGTGCAGGCCCGCGTCCGGGCTCTCTGCGCCTTGCTTGAGCCAACGCGTCAAGGTGACTGGGTGCACGTCGCACATCACCGCGGTGACGTTGCGGAAGTCCCGGCCCTTCTCGTGGGTCTCGCAGAGCAGGTCGCAGAGCTCGCGGGTGAGCGTCGACTGGAACCGGTGGGTGACCGGGTCCTTCTGCTGGCGGGGAGGCTTCTTCGGGGCCATCAGTCGAGCGCCTCCACGTCGATGCGGTTGTCGACGAACGCGCTTTCGCCCATGCCCATACTGATGCTGGGACCGAACTCCTGCATGAGCGACCAGAGCTGTCCCGACCAGAGATTGCCGTCGCTCACGCTCGCCCGCCGGTGCCGCTCGGGCAGGCCCAAGTCCGCCTCGTACTCGTCGAGGATGCGGAGCCCGGTTTCGGTGAGCCGAGCCGTTGCGCGCTGATTCAGATTCAGCGTGCTCATGTCGCCTGGTCCAGCACCGTGCACACGGAGAAGTCCATGGTGAAGAGGGTAAACTTCTTGCCCGCGAGCACGATCTCGCACGGCCGAGCCATGTCGGTAAACGCGATGAGGTCCCCCGGCTTGACCGACGGGGTCTTATACCAGGGCGTGTTGTCGAGCACCCATTCGGGCTCTCCCGCGTTGCCGCGCCGAAGCGTCTGGATGTAGCCGCCGAACTCCCCGGGCCCGACGGCGACGACCTCCTCGATGCGGGTCTTGTTGCACCCGATGTCGTCGGCCTCGTCGCCCTTCTTCTCAACGCCCATGGTCTTGGCGACGTGGAACGGGAGCTGGCCCATGACGGCTACGCGGTGACGTTCTTCCACCTCTCGGGTCATCACGTAGTCGCCCAAGGGCTTGATCCGCACGTTGACACGATCGAGTTCGGCCATGATCCCATCCATCGGAACGAAGTAATGGTTCTGCTTTCGCAGGTGCAAACGGAGCGGCACGGTGCGCTCTTTGACGTAGACGATCGCGCCCGTCTCCACCTCACGGGGTTGGCGACCCCCGGGCACCCAGCGCCCCGGGCCCACCGCGATGACCTCGACCAGGCGGGGACGGTTCTTCCTGCCGTCGAGCTTGATCCCGCCGTCATAGACGTCGATGACTGCACTGTGCAGCTTCTGCTCGATGTCCCCGCGCTCGAGCACGCTGCAGAAGTGGTGGTGCGGCTCGGTCTGGATGAAGGGCTTGACGTGCCAATCGATGTCGGGAGCCGCGGTCATGGTCGAGCCTCCGCCGCGCGCTTGGCGGCCTGCATGCGCTCGGGGTCGGTGTGCTGCAACAGCCAGAGTTCTCGGAGCAGACCGATAGTCGCCCCCGCGAGCACGACCAGGTCACCGCTTGAGACACGCCTCGCCGCGTGGAGGGCCGTCACGTTCTGTAGTGCAGTCGTGAACAGGTCCCATGCGTGGTCATACCCGGACGGGTAGCCCTCGAGCAGATTGCGGATGGCCTGCACCGCGCTCGACTCGGCATCTGTCTGGGCTTGCTCGCGTGTCACCTCCGCCTCCCGCCCGCCGCATGCTTGTCGAAGATCTCGCTGAAGCGCGCCTCCGGATCGGGGTTGCGGATCCCCGTGTCCGCGGTCTCGGCCCGGGATACGCTGGACAGCCTACGGGTCTCGGTGCGCGGCGCCGGGGCCTCTCCGTCCTCCAGCAGATGCCGTGCCCCCTGGAGGCGCTTCTTCTCGGAGGCAACGATGCGATTGGCGGCCTCTTCGAAGGAATACCGCGGCGCTTTGGTCTGGGGGTTGGCGGTGCGGATGAGGTAGGCGAGCACCCGTTCGGCCCCCCTCGGGAGCTTGAGCGCTGCGTGCCCGTCGAGCTCACTCGAGATGTCGTCGATCCACCGGGCGCGGTTCTCTTGCTGGGCCCGTTCTCGCTCCTGCTTCTTCTGCGCCTCGGTCTGGGTGCTCTCTCGTTCCTGTAGCTGGCGCTCGAGCTGGGCCAAGCGGTCCTTGAGGGCCTGATTATCCCGCTGGGTCTGCTCGGCCTGTTGGCGCGCCGCCCTGCCCTCGGGCGAGACCTTCACACCCCGCACGAACCGCTTCATGGCCTCGTCGGCGTCGACGCCAGCCGCGCGGGAGACGACCTCTGCGAGCTGGGTGAAGTCACCATCCTCGAGGCCCTTCAGCGCCTTCATGACGTGCAGGGCCTTTTCCACCATCGGCACCGTGAGCTTGTCCGCGAGCCCGGAGCCCTCGAGCTGCCGCATCACGTAGATCGCGGGCTTGAGTTTCTCGACGGCTTCCTTGAACCGGGCGTCGTTCTTCTGGGCCTTCTCTTCGATCGCGGCGTCGCGTGCCTTGCGGTCTTTTCTGACGGCCAGGTATTTCGCGTCGTCGAACTCCTCGGGGACCTCCCCGAAGGCTTCTTTCATCGCGCGCTTGTAGAGCTTGCGGGCCTCTCGCGGGTCCTCGGCTTTCTTGGCTTCGGCGAAGAGGTCGCGGGCCTTTTTCGAGGGAGCCTCGGGATCGGCTGGGGTCTTGTCGTCGGGCTCTTCAGCAGTCTTGCGACCAGTGGACTCGGTCGAGTCCTTGGCATCCTTCGAGTCCTTCGACTTCGATGAGGATGCATCGGCCTTGCTGTCCTTCGGCTTCGGCGATTTCTCGGAGGAGTCGGCCGTGCTCTTCGAGGTGCTGGACGAGGACGGGGTTTTCTCGCCAGTGGACCCCTTGCTCTTCGAGCCGCTCTCGGACTTTGGCGATGGCTTGCTCGACGCGGCTTTGCCCTTCGGTTCCTTCGCGTCCTTGCCGAAGTGTTTCTCCCATAGCGCGTCGTCTCCTGCTCCGGTGGGCTTAGAGAACTCCGATCCCTTCTGGACGGGGCTCTCTGCCGCGGCGGTTGTCTCGGTGTTGCTGTCTGCCATGTTACCTGAGGGTCACGATCGGGCGATACTCGCGCGCGCTCTCGATGGTGAATCGGCAGTGGCCGCATGGGATCTCGAAGCGGCGGACGCCCCGCTCGGCGCGCAAGGTGGCCACCACGTCTTCGAACGACGTGCCTGGCACCGTGATGGTGATGTGCGTCTCTTGCTCCGGGATCGACCGCGGAAGCGCGTCCGCTAGCTCTTTGAGCGCCTCGGTGAGGCGGTTGCTGTCTGCCATGTTGCTGTCTCCGTTCCGTGAATCACGCCGCCATGGGGGCAGGCATGGCCGCGGGCGCCGCCGCTCCCATCGCTCCACCCGCTGCCGCTGCCGTCCCGAGCACCTGAGGCGCTCCGCCTCCACCCGCTGCCTGGGCCAATTGCGCCTGGGTTGCCGCGTCGGCATCGGCGAATTTCTTGAGCTCGGTCAAGTACCGATTGAAGAGCTGTAGCCGACGGTCGTCGACGTCGTCGGCCTGGGCGTTCAGATAGGCTTTATTGACCTGAATGATGGCCCCGTAGATGTTCATGGTCCGCACGGGCCCGCGGTAGAAGCGCCGGCTCCGCATCTCGGTCGGCTCGGCCGTGAGCCATTTGTCGATCTGAATGCCGATGAGCCGCTCCTGAGCGTCGTTCGCCGATTTGGCTTCCTGGAGCGTGTTGAAGTATTTGAGCGTGTTCAGGTACGCATCGCCCGTGATGAGCCCCACAGAACGGAGCTCCTGGGAGAGGGCAATCTCGCTCTCGGGCGTGTTCTTGTCCTCGCTCACCGGGTAGCAGCCGACGTCGTATTTGTACTCGTCGAGGATCGACAGTACCTTGGCGTCGATCTGCTTCATGAAGCCCTCGCCCTTCCAGGTGGCAGAGAACTTCGGATCCTTGGCGTAGAGCTCTTTGGCGCACCGGATGATCTGGCGACTGGCCTCGACGGTGCTGGCCTGCACGTAGCCCCGCTGCAAGGTGGCAAAACGCTCGTTGATGAGCTGCTTGCGGATGCGAAGGGCCGCTCCACTCCACTCGCCCGAGGTGTCCCCCGAGGCGTGGAGCTCAGAGACGCCGGGCAGGTTGTAGCACTGCTCGAGGTAGAACTTGACGAGCTCGAGCGCGAGCGGGTGGAAGGGAGCGGGCGCCTCGTAGATGGGCTTACCCTTCATGCCGGAGAGGCCCGGGATCGGGATGAGCTCGTGATCGTCGCCGGTCTGGAGGAGCGCCGGATTGATCTCCTCGGGGTCGTAGAAGATCGCGCCCTTCGGGGTGAGGCGCTCACTTCGATCGATGCTGGAGAGGATCTCGTTCACCCGGAGGATCGGGGCCACGATGGGCTTGGTCAGCGTGCGATGCCAGAAGCTGGTCAGGCTCCGTTGTCCTCCGACGAACACGAACGGCGGATCCTCGTAGTCGTAGGGCTCCCATTCGAGCGGCTCCTTCGCTCCGGGGAACGTCATGCAGTAGCGGCCTGCGGATTCGCCGTATTTGAACCGCCACCCCTCGGTCACCGGCACCCGGCGAATATCGTCCCGGCGATTGTCCCGGTCGTCGTTCAGGACCTCGAGGCCGAGGCTCTTGCGCGTAGGCAGAGCCGCCTTGAACACGTCGTCGGCGAGGCCCGGGGCGCCGCTCTTGTATTTTTCGCCGCGGAGTTCGATCAGCCGCTCCGGGTCCCAGTACTGGGTCGTGCCCATGCCCGTCGGGTAGTCGTAGACGGCTCCGGCGGAGTCCATCCACATGCTCAGGGTGTCGTGGACCTCCGCCTGGATCTTGCCGACTTTCTGGTTGGCGAAGAACTTCACTGCGGCCGTGCCCGTGCTGGCGAGCGCGAGCCGGAACGCGAACCGGAACATGTCCCAGAGGTCTGAGAATCTCCCCTGCCGCTCGTAGTACTGGCCCTCGATGAAGCGATCAGCCAGGCGCGCTTGCCGCCGGACGTCGTAGCTGGCCTCGACGGTGACGATCTGGGGCTTGGTGTTTTCCAGGCCCGCGATCTTGGCGTCGAGGGTGTCGACCAGGGTCTGGGCGATGTTCAGGACGATGTCGACGGGCTCTTCGCCGAGCGGGCCGTCGTCGGAGGTGTTCTCGGCGCTCTTCACGCCCTTGGCGGAGACCGTCTCGCCGTCGTAGAGGCGCATGAGCTTGACGGCCTCGTTCGATCGGCGCTGGCTCCTGCCCGAGAGGCGAAGATCGGCTTGGGCGCAGAGGGTCTGGTGGCCTTCGCCCGGGGATTGCCGGTGCCAGACGAGCTTGCGGGAGGCGTCGATCACGCGCAGTGCCTTGCAAAGTCGAGCGCTTCGGTCTCCAGGGCGGCAGCAGCGAGGGGCTCGCGCGCAGCAAGCTCTTTCAGCACGTCGACCCGAAGCTCATCCTCCTGGGAGTGGGCCGCCTCGTCGTCATGGCGACCCAGGGCCGCGATTTGAGCAACGCGCGCACGAACTTGCTCCAGGGTCAGGCTCATTGGGGGCTCGAGCCCCCACTCTAGCGCGCCGGCCGGCCCTGGGTCAAATGTGACCCAGTCCACGAGCGGTGTAGGTTGTCAACGCACCATTGCATTCCGTGAGGCCGGGACAGAAACTGAGCGCCACCCGCCGCGCGAAAGTGGAATCGCCGAAACCGCGGGGTGCCCCGATTCAGGATGTGGACCGCGAGACTACACGCGCCCCGATGATGCCTCCCCGGAGCCAGGCGCACTGAGCGAGCAGTGAGAGCCAGGGTGGGCCATCGTAGGAGAGGCAGACCCGGAGGCGTAGGGGCTTGTGCACGCGTGCGGGGGTAGCGCGGGGGCCGAGCAGGAGCCGCGGCAGGAGCCGCGGCAGGCTCACCGTCGCGAAGTAACTCCGTGCCGGGTCCGTCTTCTCCTCCAGCGCGGCAAGATAGGCAACCGGGGCAGGGTCGGCTGGCACGAGTCCCGACATGAGAGCCGCGCCCCCTGCCTCGTAGCGGTTCCACGCCTCCCGCTCCGGGTCCACCACAGGTGGGTCATCCGCGTACCAGTCCGCACCGTTCACCGTGCAGCCGTAGTCTCCGCACTCGACGCTCGGCAGTCCGCACGTCTCGCACCGGTCGTCGTCTTCGTCGGGCTCGTTGCTCATGCCCCGATGGTATCACCCCGGGTGCAATTTGACCCAGGCCCTGCACAGGCGCAAACTGGGTCATGCTGCAACCAATCCTCGGGGGATGTGGGCTCGGCGTCGTCCTGTTCTTTCTCGGCGCGGGCGTCCTCGGCGCGTGCAGTGCGCCGGCCTTGCTCCAGTGCCGCGCGGAGGCGGTGGCAGCGCTGCCGCTCGACCCGGACACCATCACCCTCGGGGACGTGAAGGAGGTCGCTCGGCGCGTGAAGGCGTGCCAGGCGCAAGGGGACGGTGGACCGTGACCGACGAGATGCGCCCGCCCCCGTACCCGCCGCCGTACCCGGTAGCCAGGGACGAGATCACCCAGCCCGGCATGGGCCTGGACGTGGAGAAGCTGACCCTCAAGCGCGAGAACATGCGCCTCCGAAAAGAGCGCAACGAGGCGCGCCAGCAGCTCTCCCGGGCCCTCACCGAGAGCGCGTCGGGCTCGGTTCCGCCGGACCTCACGCGCAAGCAGAAGGCGGCCCGGCTCGGTCTGTCGGCAGCGACCGTGACCCTGCTTACCGCGGTAGTGGGCGTGCTGGTCCCGATCATCGAGCGCAACTGGCCGGCGTATGCAGGGATCATCAAGGCGATCCAGCAGAACCTGGGCCTGCAGTGACCCCCGAGGACGTCCGCGAGTTCCAGCGCGCGCACGTGGACGTGTTCGGCAAGGCCCTGGTGCAGGACGGCGACCTCGGCCCGTCCACGCAATGGGCCCTCGACCTGTTCAGCTGCAGCCCCCGACGGCGCGCGGTCGTTCACCGGGCACAGTCCGCGCTCGGGGTCACCGAGGAGCCTCCCGGGAGCAACCGCGGACCCCGCATCGACGAGTGGCTCCAGCGCTGCCATGTCTCGACGGGCCTGCCCTGGTGCGCCGCCTTCGCCTCCTGGTGCCTCGAGACCGTGGCCATTGCGGGTGCTCAGGCGCTCGGCAAACACTTCCTTGCCACGGACGTCCCGCTGCCCGGGGACGTGATGTATTTCCTGACCGGCGGCGGAAAGGGTCACTGTGGAATCGTCGTTGGCATTGGCGAGCACGAAGTCATGACCATCGAGGGCAACTGCCAGGATGCCGTCCGGGTGGCGCGGCGAGCTCGGGACCGGGTGAGGTTCAGCTCGACGGGTGACGATCTCAGAGGGATTTGCCCACTGTCGATTGCGCGCGCGCCGTTCCTGGCCACGACGATTAAGGGGACGCGGTGATCCTGTCCGCCCTCGGTCGAGCCATCTACTGGACGCTCGGCGCCGTCCAGACCGTGGGCCAGCTCGTCGGCTCAGGCCGAAAACTGGTCCGGCAGATGCGCCAGGGCAAGGTCCCGATCGTCTCCCTCGACGATACCGATCCCATCCCGCTCACTCACCGGGACGCCGAGCGGATCGCGGAGTTTGGGCGCAATGCGGGGCATGAGCGGGCCAAGCCTCCGCCGCTCAAGCGCTAGTCCCGTGATTCGTCGATGAGTCGATCGCGATCGTCGTCGCAAATGAGCGCGAACCGCTCCTCCCTCGAGTCCGGGAGCGACCAGTAGCAGTCATCGCAGCAGCCGTGGAGGTCACAATACTCGTCCGGGGGCACCAGCCGGCTGCAGTGGCACTTGCGCCACTGCTCGGTGACGCGGACCATCACCGTTTCGCCGCCCTAGGGTCCGGGACTGGCGCGCGCTCGAGTCTTGCGGATCGGCGCCGCTCGTAGCGCCGCACCCACCATTGCAGGATGAGGCGCGCCCACCACCCCAGCAGCCAACCCGCGCAGAAGTCGGGCCAGATCCATGTCACCCCTTCCCCTGTCTCCGCGGCGCCCTCGGGTCCGGCAAGGTACCGAAGGCCTGGAGCCACTGAGCGATCTCCGCCTCATACCGGAACAGCTGCAGGTCCCGGGCACACTTGGCGCAGAGCGACCAGGGCCGGCAGCGGCAGGAGCCGGGCTCGGGGCGATCTGTCAGGTCGAGGGTAGGGGTGTGCATGGGTAGAGTCCCTGCCGGTCCGTGGCTGGCCATGTCACAGCCCTTTGGACTCGGGTGCCGGCAGGGTCCGGTGGGTCAATTCTGACCATGGGGCGGGTGAGTGTCAATCCGGGGGGCTCAACCCGCACACGGGACAAATGCCAGGTGCAGCCTCCATGAGTGCCCGGCGCTCTTCTAGGCTCGGGATGCGATTCAGATGGAAGAGCCGCGGCCGCTTCAGATCCCGCTCGAGTTCCTCCACCCGGGCCTGAAGCGCGTCGTGAATGCGGAGGAGCTTGGCGATGAGTGCTTCGCTGGAGCGGCGCTTGAACCCGTGCTCCAGGTTCTCCCTCTCTTCCTCGGTGAGTTGCTCGTCCACTTTCTCAGACTCGCCCATTCGCTCCTCCCGTCTCAGACTGAAACACCTACCGCCGAGGAGGCCTCTTGCCCATCGCCACGAGTCGCGCCCGCTCCTCTTTCAACAATCGGCGGATGAGATCCGACACGCTCACGAGCAAGTATTCTGCCAAGGCATCGATCTCTGCGTGCTCCTCTGGGGTGACCCGGGCTCGCACATAACTCATTGACAGAGAGGTCGTCCCGATGCGGGCGCCTCCGCGTTTTCTCGTAGTCACGTTTGGTCACCATTAGCTTGCGCGACTTATGTTGCGTGGTCAAACTCACACGGGTGATACCAGAAACCCACATGCGCGTACCGATTCGCGCGAGTGTGTCAAATGAGTCTGGCGCGTTCCGCGATGGTACCGTAAACAGGTTTCACTCAGTGAGTCGTCGCCAATTGCAATCCCTGCAAACAGGGAGGCGGGCCGCGAAGATCACCGAGTGCCCCGGGCGAGTGCCGCCAATTGCACGATATTGGAACGACGGTGTGACCGGCAACGGTGGGCGCCGTTCGGCACTCGGGGTGGGGACGATCAGAGGGGAATAGGGGTTGGCTACATGACGATCAGGGCAGCAGCGATTCCGGACGTAGCCGTAGCGGGCCTGCGGTATCACAAAGTAACCCCCCCCCCCCCCCCCAAGCGGATAAGTAATCCGCGCGGTCGGCGTTGCGATCTGGGCTGCCCGAATCGGGGGCCCGAATGAGCGGTGCACTCGAGCAATT